ACTCTTTACATTGCCAGAGTTCGTAGTATAAACGGGACTGGATATGAAAGAGCAATGGCAAAGCCATGTATCGGTTGCCGCCGCTGCATAGCAGAGTTCGGAATAAAGAATGTAGTTTACACAACCAATGAAGGACATCGTTACCTGTAATGGAATACAAATTCAACCACCTTATTACTGTTGAACTTATTGACCACATGGGCAGTGACCTATCCGTAGTAAATGCTGCACGTGTGTCATTCAACAAGCAATCTGACTGGGATTCTGATGACAAAAGTCGTAGCAAAACCAAGACGTTACGGAAGAAAGACGAGAGACTTATTGAATATCTGGCACAGCACAATCACTGGTCGCCATTCTCTCACGCTACCATGTCAGTGCGTATTGCAGCACCAATCTTTGTTGCAAGGCAATTGGCAAAGCATCAGGTTGGGTTGGCATGGAATGAAATCAGCCGCCGTTACGTCACCTATGATCCTGACATATGGCTACCTGAAACATGGCGAAAGCAGGACGAGAACCTGAAGCAAGGTTCAATGGATGAGGAAATTACTTCACCAACTCTTGCCGTTCACACTTATCAGGACGCAGCACGTCACGCTGTTGATGCGTACAACAATCTAATAAAGTTAGGTGTATGTGCTGAACAAGCACGAGCAGTCCTCACACAAGGTGTGTTTACAGAATGGTACTGGACTGGAAGTTTATATGCCTTCTCTCGTGTGTACAACCTACGCATGGAAGAAACAGCACAGCGGGAAACAGGTGAGGTTGCCAAGGGCATTGGCTTCCACGCTAACAGATTGTTTCCTATCTCATGGAAGACATTAACTGGAGAAGCAGCCAATGGCTAAGTCATTACGTGGCAATGAGAAGCCACCTTCTGAGCAACATCGACGCACATCTATCGGGCAGTCTTCAAACTCCCGACCAAAGAACAAACACAAGAGGCGATCATGGAAGAAGTACCGGGGTCAGGGCAGATAATACCGTTTGACTGGGCTGTTGAACGTATGTATTATAGGGGCAAGGTTGACTTCCACCGCCTTGTCCGCATCGAAATGATGGCGATGGGATACGACCCTAACGATCAGGACGACCTGACTGAGTTCTGGGAACTTATCTATGAGGAGTTCATTAAAGATGACCCCGACCCAACCAACCCAAACCAAGCCGCATAACAACGAGGTAAAAATGAACGAGAGTGAAATCACCTATCGTGTCGATCAGCTAATGGACCTTGGCAAAGCCAGTGCCATTCGTGGCTGGTCGATGGAAGATATTCTGAAGATTATTCAGAATGAGTATGGTCCTGAAGGTTACGAAATTGCACGTACATATATCGTCAAGGACATCTCCGGCATTGAAGACGAGGAGAAGTATATTGATACTGCAATCCAGAAGGTTCGGAAAGAAAAGGTGATGGGCAGTACATCTGAAAAGATGCTGAAAGAACTTGAAGAAGTTACAAGCGAGGAGTGATGAAGAACCTTTGGGTAAAGGACAGAAAGATTGTCTTTCGAGAACTGTATTCCACATACATTGAGGAAGGATACAGTAGCAAGGAAGCCAAGCGTCTTGCCAAGCAAGAGGCAGACGAGATCATGGCTGAAGACCAAATGTTTGTGAATGACATAATGGATGAAGACGAATGAAGTACGGAAAGATATGGGGGACAACACGCCCCCTACTCCAGACACCTTTCGTTGAGGTGCATCACATTGAAATCAGCAAGGGGGGACAGTGTTCATACCACCAACACCTACATAAGTGGAATATGTTCTACGTAATCAAGGGCAACCTTGAGATACGTGTAACCAAAAATAAATATGCACTTGAGGATATCACGTATCTAACGGATGGTGATTACACAACGGTCAGCCCGACTGAGAAGCACTACTTCAAGGCCGTCTCAGATGTAGAGGCTCTTGAAATCTACTATCCTGAGCCACTATCTGAAGACATCCTTCGTGAAAATGTTGGTCGTGTAACACAGGATAGTTATAAACTTGGACGCGCCAAATCTAGTCTTGAAGAAGCTTACATAAAGGAAATGAAATAATGTTCTATGTTTGTGATGCAAAGGGAAAGAAAAGTGAAATGTTTAGTAGCAAGGAAGAGGCTACTGAACACCTGCGAAATCTTGAACGACTTGCGGATGCCTTGCGTTGCAAGTGGGAGTACTCGACTGAGACAGATTTGATTGTATCAGATGACGATCATGTACTGAACACGTTCTCACTCTATGAGGGGGCGAACTACACCGACACCGCTTAGATATAACACCAAGCAGGTTCAGTTATGAACCGCTTGGATGTTTATCTTACATTGACAATACCCATGAAAGGTGTATAATGCTGCCGATGACTGATGATTTCCCTGAAACCAAAGAGGTAAAGCGAGGCTCCTGTCCTTCATGTACGTCAAGTGATGCGTACATTGAGTATGACGATGGGCATGGACATTGCTTTTCCTGCAACTATCACAAGCGAAAAGATAAGGACACCGATATGGAAGTGACCGCATATCAAAACAACAAGACACAGCCTTTGTCACAGGCATTTCGTGGCAACAACATGGCGTTGACAGATCGTAACGTCACGCAGAACACTGCCAACAAGTATGGTGTAACCGCAACCATTGGTAGCAACGGTATCGAGAAACACTTCTATCCGTACCACGATGCTGATGGCAACCTCCTTGCCTACAAGACACGCCTATGCGATAAGAAAGACTTCTACATCGAGGGCCAGTTCACATCTGCCCGACTGTTTGGGCAGCAGCTATTCAGTGGTGGTGGTAAGTATATCACCGTGACTGAAGGAGAGATTGATGCGATGTCAGTCTTCCAGATGACGGGCAGCAAGTGGCCGTGTGTGTCAGTCAAGACTGGTGCACAAGGTGCAGTCAAGGACGTGAAGGCAAACTTCGACTTCCTCAATTCCTTTGAGACTGTTGTGCTTTGCTTTGACAATGACAAGCCGGGACGCGAAGCAGCATCAGCAGTTGCTGAACTGTTTGAGCCTAACAAATGTAAGATTGCAAAGCTGACACTGAAGGATGCCAACGAGTATCTACAGCAGAACAAGACTGAGGAGTTTACTCGTGCATGGTGGAACGCACAGCCTTACACACCAGCAGGGATCATCAACCTTGCCGATATGTCGGAGACATTGTACGACGAGGACCAGTCACAAACCTGCATGTACCCGTTTGAAGGTCTGAACAATCTCCTGTACGGCATCCGTACTGGTGAGCTTGTCACCCTCACAGCAGGTACTGGTACAGGTAAGTCTAGTGTAATGCGTGAACTGATGCACCATGTACTCAAGAGTACCAATGACAACATTGGTGTTATCTCTCTGGAAGAGAACACTCGCAGCACAGTCTTCCACCTCATGTCGGTCGAGGCTAACCAACGCCTGTACATTCGTGAAGTTCGTGACCAGTTCCCTGAAGACCAGCTACGTGCATGGGAGAATGAGACAATCGGCACTCGCCGCTTCTATGCCTTCGATCACTTTGGTTCTCTTGGAACCACTGAAATCCTCAACCGTGTACGGTACATGGTCAAGATACTTGACTGCAAGTGGGTGTTCCTAGATCACCTGTCGATCCTTGTGTCAGGTCTTGAGGGTGAGGATGAGCGGCGTAACATCGACCAGCTTATGACCAAGCTACGGTCACTGGTTGAGGAGACACGGTGTGCATTGCTACTTGTCAGCCACCTTCGACGGTCATCAGGTTCAGACCGTGGACATGAGGATGGAAAAGCTGTAAGCTTGTCACATCTACGAGGCTCACAAGCAATCGCACAGCTATCAGATGCAGTGGTTGCAATGGAGCGTGACCAACAAGCAGAGGATGAAAATGCTGCAAACACAACTACCATTCGCGTACTCAAGAACAGGTACGCTGGAGAGACAGGAGTTGCATGTCACCTGTACTTCAATCGTGAGACAGGTAGGTTGCACGAGGTTGAAAACCTTGGCGACAACCCAGATCAACCCAAGCAAATGGACATTGAAACGGAGACTATCTAAATGAAACACGTGGTGGACATTGAAGCTGACTCATTACAGCCGTCCACCATTCACTGCATCGTTGCAAAGAATGTCGAGACGGGAAAGGTTTACACCTTTAGAGAAAGGGAGTGCATCGACAACTGGCCTAGCTTTTCAAAGCAGAACATCACAAGCTACGTGATGCACAATGGTATCAGCTTTGATGCACCTGCCCTTAACCGTCTGACTGGCACACGTATTTCAGTGGACCAGATCGAAGACACAATGATTATGTCGCAGATCACAAACCCAATGCGTGATAACGGTCACTCGCTTGACGCATGGGGCCAGACACTTGGCTTCCCTAAAACGGAGTTCAATGACTGGTCCCATTGCTCAGACGAGATGGTAAAGTATTGCATCAACGATGTGGAGTTGACGGCAAGGGTGTATGCCACACTCCAGAATGAGTTACGAAACTTCAGCGATGAGAGTGTCAGGATGGAACACACGATCAGGTTCCTGATTGATAGACAGCAGAAGAACGGCTTCACACTTGACATGCCAAAGGCAATGGCACTTATGTCACGCCTCTCTGACATGGCAGGTGAGATTGAGCTACAGGTACAAGAAGCCTTCTATCCCCTGCCCACTTTTATCAAAGAGGTTTCGCCCAAGATCAAGAAGGATGGGTCGATGTCCAAGGTTGGACTGTCACATCTTGGTGATGACTGGCCCTGTGCTAGTGGAGAACATTCAGTGGTTGACTTCCCACAGTTTAACCTTGCCAGTAGGCAGCAGATTGTACGACACCTACAGCATCGTGGTTGGAAGCCTACCAAATTCACAGAGAAGGGACACGCCATTGTAGATGAAGGGGTTCTCACGCATGTGGACATACCTGAAGCACAGTTGATTGCACGTTACCTGCTACTGCAGAAGCGTGTGTCACAGATCAAGCAGTGGATCGACTACTACGATGACGATGGTAGGGTCCACGGCAGAGTGCTTACACTCAAGGCAGTCAGTGGGCGTATGGCACACCATGCACCTAACATGGCACAGGTTCCTGCCTCCTACTCTGAGTTCGGCAAGGAGTGTCGTGAGTGTTGGATTGCTTCAGCTCCTGACAGAGTTCTGGTGGGTTGTGATGCGAGTTCACTTGAGTTACGTGGCCTTGCTCACTACCTCAATGACAAAGCGTTTATCAACGAGGTTGTAAACGGTGACATCCATACCGCCAACCAGAACGCCGCAGGGCTAGAGACACGTGACCAAGCGAAGACGTTTATCTATGCGTTTATCTACGGTGCTGGTGCTGCCAAGATTGGTAGTGTGGTAGGTGGAACGGCAAAGGATGGACAACGATTGATTGACCAGTTCCTTTCCAACGTACCTGCACTTAAGACACTACGCCAACGTGTTGAACAGGCAGCACAGCGAGGTTACGTACCGGGACTTGATGGGCGTAGGCTCAAGGTCAGGTCTGCACACTCAGCACTTAACCTATTGATCCAAG